CCACTGGGATCAGGCGGGTAAGCCAACGCTGGAATGGGCTTTCGATTTCAACAGCCAGAAACCAGAGATAGCGCCATCAGCACCAGGATTCAGCGTTAACCCGCTGACCGTGTTCGCCAATGAAGAGTTCAAGCCCGTCAAGCTGACCACCCAGAGGGTTTGATGACTGAGGTAGTGGGCCAGTTCACAGCCCTTGATAGGGCTGAGTTGGTAGACGTAATTCAGCGTCGATACAAGATCGATGGAGCCCCCCTGGGACTCGATGATGCAGAGCGTCTGATTGAGCGACTTGATACCGAAGCAGACTACTTGGGGGCTTACGTTGACGACTGAGCGTAGAGAGATCTTCGGCCGCGAAGATATCAAGTTGCTGGCACAGACTTATCAGACGCTTGTGGATGAGTTGTCAGTGGTCTACTTTAACCAAGACGATGCTGCCATCGAAGCGGCAGACGCCGCCGTTGACGCCCTGCTGATGAATTGGGGGATGTGGGATGACACCTACGGATGGATCTACTGACGTTGTTCTGGTCAACGACCTGGACAGCCTCAGAGAGGCTGTATCAGAGCTTGCAGAGATCTACGCTGGACACTTGGGTTGTGACCCTGACTATTGTGACATCGGTGTAGACCTGTCTAACTTTCGACCTGAGGCTGAAACGCTGATCAATCTTGTTCCACGTTTGATCAAGTCCTATGAGGACTTGCTAGAGGCCTCCTTCGAACTGACCAGGCTGGTGGAGCTAGAGCACCAGAACCGTACTCCAGAGGGGCTGTACTTGCCCTAGAACGACGAACAGCCCCTCTCCTGTGTTGGGAGAGGGGCCATTGTTTTGATCTTCTCTCAGTAGCCGATGTAGGGGTCGTCAGGGTAGCTGTCTGGCTGCTCTTCCTCGGCTACTCGTCTGTGGGCGAAGCCAACACCCCACGCCGCTTCTTCGCTGCTGTAGCCGTACTGATTCCAGCCGCAGCTACAGGAGGCGCCCCAAAAGTTGCTACTCTCGTAAACACTGATCGTATGCATCAGCAGTACTCCCTCTTGTTGCACTTATTACAAACACGAGTTTGCCCGTTGACTTCAAACCTCTGCCCGGTGCGCTTGTTGACGTATTCCAGCTCAGCGTCTTCCCACTTGGTCCAGTCATGCCGACAGCGCATCACACCTCCGGGAAACACTTGGGGCAGATGGCATACGGATACGGATGATCCTCGGGCTTGCTGTCGTGCAGGGACCACCTGTTGTAATCACGCTGGTCAGCACTGTTCCATGTCTGCCGAACATGCTGATTGCGCAGTGCGCGTTCCGCGATGACTTCCGCGACTTCAGGATGCATCAGTGCTTTGCCCCTTCGACGGACGAATTCACCACGTCGTAGCTTGCGTAGTGGTTTTCGATAGCCAGTGCCGCCTTGGCGATGGCTGTCTGGCCGTCTTTAGCGTTAACACGCTTGGTCAGAGTCACTTCAGTTCGCCCATCAGGGCTCTCTAGAGTGATCTGCACAATGTAGTCGTTGAACAGCCAGTCCGTGTTGTAGCTCATCATTCTCTCCTATCCGCCACTCACTCTGAATGACTCCGGCAGAGCCGGGGATTTCCCCGGCTCCACTGGTTACATTCAGTCGTAGGGTGTGGTAGTCCAGTCTAGCGGCAGGTATCCGCCCATGGACAGCCACTCATCCAAGCCTTTGACCAACTCAAACATGTAGTCTGCGTCTTCGACGTAAACCACGTTGTCGTACTTGGCAGCCTTGATCAGCCCACGAATGGCCTCAAGTGTCTTGTTCGGGTCCATCAGTCCACATACCAGTCTCGCTCGTAGGTGAAATCGTCAGATTCGGGGTCCAGAAGACTGGGAGTAAGACCCCAACTATCCTCTTCTGGGAACCAGTCCTCATCCCAGTAGTCTTCCTCTTCTTCCGGGAACGTCTCTTCGAAGCAGGTCGGGCAGGTGCCCGAGACCAGCATCTCCCGGTCATCGTCAGACCAGTTAGGAAAGACATGCTGAACAGGCTCACCAGACTGGTAACGGAAGAACTGCTCCTCCGTCATGACGAACGTGGCACTGGCACCACATCCAAGGCATGGGTCGGTGTACACGACGACCATCATCATCATCATTCTATCCTTTCAGTGTGGCACTCTGCCGCACTGGAAGGTACTGGTCTCAGACCAGTACCAACCAGCATTCAGACTACCTTGATGCTGTCGATTTCGAATCGCCGAGTGAGCGCCAGCTCAACAGTAACACCTTCCAGATACTCCTTGTTGTCGAGATCTTGAGCAGCGTTGCCGTTGGCTTTCGTGCGGTACCACTGACCATTGTCTAAGGCAACCTCAAAACGAGGGTTGCCCAAGCGCGTGTATCCGAGCCTAGTGATGCCAACGATAACGCCGGTGTCTGTGAATGGTCCGGTCACGACTTCAGGTACTCCTCGATGTAGGTTTCAGCCTGCACTCGCGTGTCAAAGCTGTCCTGAAAGATCAGTCCGTAGTCATCTCGGTCATAGGTGTGCACCTCAAATGAGGTGTGATCGCCCTTGATGATCAGGAACAGCGTACGGGTGTTGTCATCATAGAACTCCCAGACCACACCGTAAACGGGCTCTTCGAATTCCACCATGATCCATCTCTCCTATCTGTTCGCACTTTGCGAACACTACAGCCTGCAAGCGAACTTGCAGACCATAGAACCGTAAAGTACTACAGCGCCCAGTCCACATCCACGTCCACCTCGTGCAGAAGCTCTTCGATGTAGTCCTGCACCGCCCCGATACCCGTGATCTTAGCCAGCAGTTGGGCACGCGGCGAACCGAGTATCACGGTGGCCCCGAACAGCGCGCCAGCGATGAACGCAGCCTGACCAGTGTTGCCCGCCAGAACCTTGATCGAGTCCACAGAGTCCGTGGTGGTGAGCGTGATGACAAACTTGTCCATGATCGTTCCCTCCTTGGGGGTGTTTGCCTACCATCCAGTAGACATGGAAGCATACATCAGAGATGTATGCAACCACGCGCACTAGCTGGTCAGTCTTCGGTGATGCCGCACGCAGCCAGGAACTTGACCCGATCGAACCTAGGGTTGTCGTCCTCAAGCAGGAATGCTAGCTGACTTGCGATCCACCCGAGCGTGTAGTGCTTACCTCCATCGAAGTAATTCAGCACAGGCATTTCGCACTGGATGTCTTCGCGAGCGTTGTTTATGAGGTCCGCGAAGGCTTGGTAGTGCTTACGGGTCATGGCCACTATTCCAGCCCCGCCTTACGCAGAGCCCAAGCGGCCACAAGGCCTCTCAGTTTGTCGTTGTCCGCGCCCAGCTCGGCCAGCAGGTCACAAAGGCTGCTCAGGTCGCTACAGTCCTCCAAAGATTCGAAGGTGTCTACAGCGTTGCTGTCCGCGAGTACCACGGAATTGCTGATACCGTACATGTCATTCTCTCCTTGTCTAGATAGCCAGGACATCAGGATGATGTCCGTAGCACACAGAATGGTGTTCTGTGTGCGCTTGAGCTATCTCCGCAGCCTACGTTCCGTTTTCACGGAACGCAGACCACAGGCTTGACTCAAGCGGTCAGTGCGCGTACCCATGCAGCGGTCATGGCACTGCCGTAAACACTGCCATAGCTACTGAAGCCCAGCGGGCCGGTAACGTCGTCGTCGAACTCGCAATCAAAAAACTCCTGTACGGCGTACTCATATCCGGTGAGGACATCCGCACGTTTCGCGCGCTCTTCGAACACTTGTCCCAGAACACAGAAGTCAGCACTATCGATGTCCAGCGTGTGGAGGTCGATGCGGGAACGCCAATCACTCGGGGCGTTCTTGTTCAGCCACTCGATGCCCGCAGCAACAGCAATATCAGCAACGTTACTGGCCAACATAGAGTCCAGGCAGTACTTGCACATGCGATCACTCTCCCTGAGAGGTTGGTTCACTCCCACTGAGTCAACCGAACACCGCACATGCCTGAAAGGCATGTGCAGCATTCATTAGATGTCAGTAGGTCAGAGTACCGTTGCCGATACCCTCCTTGATCTGCTCCTTCGCTTCATCGCTGAGTGCCTTCCACTCCTCGGTCCAGTCCTTGAGGGTCTGCCCCGTCTTGCGACCGAAGTAGTCAGCGACGGCCTTGATAGTAGCAGCAGCCATGATGATTCTCTCCTTGTTCAGTACTCCAGTGACTATCACCAGAGAGAGGAACCTACGTGCTTTCGCACGCACATTCCCCGAACTGTTGATACTCAGATGGTATAGTCTCGGTCGGCCTTAGCCACCGCCTCCGACCAGTGGTGGCCAATGTCCTGGCTGCCCTGAACAGCGGTCAACCAGCGGAATTCGTTTTCGGTGCCGTCCAGCGCTCGCCGCCAAGCGGGATCGGCCACACCGAAGTTCAGCAGTACACAGTCGTTGACACCCTGCCGCAACTGTGCGGGCAGTGCCTGACCGATACGAGCCATGGCACAGCCGATGATGCAGTCCGGTGTGCCGTCCTCTGTGGTGTAGTAACACGAGGGACCGGAGCTGCCGATATCCGCCACGTACACGAAATCCGGCCGCTCAGCGGCCAATGCACGCACAGCCTGAATCAGCGCTTTGGCGTCGATACGGTCACCGTTCTGGTACATGATCTTCTCTCCTCTCTGCCAATCAACCTGATTGGCCACTGGCAGCACCGTTTCCGGTGCCACCCGAAGCCCGTCAGTCTTCGAACCACAGTGTGAACGCATGGCGTTCACCATGAAGCACACTTCCACAACTCTCACAAGATGATGTCGTGAAGCTGATGGTCTCGCAGTCGCATTCGCTCTCTGGTGTACAGACGTTGGGACCAGACAGCTTAGAAAACACGCAACTCTTGTCGTGCTCTTCCCACATCAGCCCCATGGTGGTCTTGCTCCGGACATCTTCGATCGACCAAGGTTCACAGTCGTGGCCTTCATCAGTGTGGCAGTTGCCACACTCACCATTGGCATAGTGAAGCATGCAGTCCTGGCATACCCAGATAGCGCAGGTGTTAGACATCATTCTCTCCTTACGGTCTCGTCAGCATGCGCATAACGCATGGACCTGTGCTCGGTCCCCCGAGCACTAGGTTTCGACCTTGTCACTCCATCATCATTGCTCGGCACCACTCCAAGGGCTCCATGCCGTCTATGGTCCACTCACCGTCGATGATCTCCAAATCATCAAGCTGCAAATGCAGCTCCGGATACATACTGTCCAGATTGAACAGCAGACCATCGTTAGAGACCAGTTCACCGGCCACGTAGGCATAGCGAGCCATGTCAGTTCGTCTCGATGACGCTGTAGGCCTCGAACTGCTCACCCGACAGGATGAGCTTTCCGATTAGCTGTGCCCGATCGTTGCCGGTCCCGCCCATGGCGAGCATGGTTGCCTCACACACCGCATGGTGTGGACTGGTGGCTTCCACCCACAGGGACAGACTGTCACCGCTGAATTTGTACGTCACTCGGTAGCAGTTCATCATCATCATGCTCTCCTCTCATTGATCACTGACGTGATCTCCAAGCTACACGTACAAGACGTGTAGCAAGGGCTACAGAATCAGTAATCCTTACCTTCGTGAATGAGGATGTCATGCAGGTTGTTCAGCATGTTGCCGAATGAAACCAGGTCATCCGTGGTGATCCCGCAGTCTTCCATGAGGTAGATCAGCTCCGCCTCATCGTTGCTTGCGGGATCACGCATGTCATCGTCGCACAGACCGTGGTTGTACTGCCACTCGCTTGGCACTTCATCGAAGTGGTAGAGCACGTGGGCAACAGCGAAGTGCCAGCCCAGACAGTTACCCCACTCGTCACCGTCTGCTGTCTCATCGAACAAGTCCAGTAAAGCAGGTTTGACGTCCAGGTCCACCACGAAGTAGTCACGAACCCTCATTGCTGCTCTCCTCTCATGAGATGCACACAGCGTGTGCACCTAGAGCGGCCGACAGGTAGTCAACACTTACGTTACGGACTCTGTCCGCACGGCGCTGCGAAGAGCCTGCCGACCACTCTTCAAGGAGAGAGAATGATCATTTCATGGCTGCCATGGATGCCATGCCCACAGGCCCAAGGTGGTTTCCCACTGCACTCCACAGCCGTACCAGGCGCAGTTACGCAGACCTGTATTCGGGAGCGGTTAGCCCGCCTTCACAGAGGTGTCCTAGCGTGAGCCAGGCATGTGCCCCTGATCGTCTCTTGCACACTGACCCGTACTAGGCCTCACCCCTGGCGCACCAGGCTTGCTCATATCGTCGCAAGCTCTACAGGTGATGCTGTTCGGTTGTCCGTGCCGTTGTCTTGCAAGGAGAACACTCCTCCTCAGAGCGTTGCTCGTCAAGTCACAGAACCATAACGATTGTTTGCCCTGGTGACAGGGCCTGTTGTTACCTGTTTGTTATGTGATCAGTACAGGTGTTGATGATGCAGCCAAGCAAGCGCTTGGTTATGGCCTGGCTGGCTATTTGGTAACGATGAGATAACACCGCAGGTCACAGCTTCTCAAGCGGTTGAGTGCGTTATGAGTTCGTGACTCACTCGTGCTCGTGCTGTTATGAAGCCTCTCACAGCCACGCTGAGCGCCCTACAGGCGCCTGTCCTAGACAGCACACCAGGGCACGCCCGCGCGTGCCTCTACAGGCCTCTCAGTGGCTCTCTTGGTGCGATGCAACAGCAGGAGCTGCCTGCTGTCTGCCCCACAACGTGGCTTACCACGTCGTGCGAACGAGCGCCCACGCGAGTGAGCACTATTACCGCGCGCGTGTATGTGTGATTCAAGCTCTCAGCTTGCGGGAGCAGGCTTCGCCTGCGTCCCTGAAGTCACTGGCCAACGCCAGCGACAATGCGGAGGATATCCCTCCGCTTATTGCATGCTTCATGTCATGAACAATTGCACTGTGCAACCATCAGCAGCACTGACGATGTGCTACAGGTTGTAGCACTTGCCTCAAACACTTGATAACAGGCTGACAACACCTCAACACGTCCACAAACAGGTGTCATATGCGTGACAACGGCTGTACAAGGCGTGAACACAAGGTGCTTGACATGCACTGTGCATCATCGATGTGTCAATGAGTTGTCGCCGTGTTGATGCGGCTGTAATAGATCATCGAGCTTGCACTCGTTACCGAATCAACCAGTTGACAACCGGCCGTTGTTAAAGTGTTGACGTGCTGTGCTGTGCTACAAACTTCAGATTTTTTCCTAAGACAGGTGTCGGCTATGTCCGTTGTGATACTATACCTGAATTATAACGGTGAGGTCACCAGATAACTATAATTTAGTTGGACACATTAGGACATCCTGACACTGTTTTGATAACAGTTTGATAACGGTTTGTGTTACAGGCAACCAGCACCCCTTCCGGGAGGTACTATATATAAGTGAGGGGTAAGGATAATTAGCGAGCCTACAGGCGAGCGGCTCGCTTCAGTGTTAAGCGGAGCCCCTGAAGGCTCCGCATGCATCACTCGGTATCTTGGGATACCTCGTGTTCGTAAGAGGGGAACCCGTAAGGTTCCCCGATGGATAGTATGGTGCGAGCGCACCGGGACAGCGAGCACTGAACCCCCTTCCTTTAATGGTTTCCCCCATCCCTAAAACGAGTACAACGACACCCACAGGATAACTTATATATGGCTAGCATCAAGTGGACTACTGCGGACAAGCAGAAGATTGTCCTTGAAAAGCTGGCTGCGGGTTGGTCTGTTGGCCGTGCTTGTGATTTTGTAGATATCTCTGAAAAGACTTATGAGTATTGGCGCAGCGGCTCTAAAGGCCATGCTGGCGCTATGAACGCTCAGGCGTTCAAGGATGCTGTAGAGTTGATCCGCCGCAAGCAGGCGGCGCCTCTGGAGACATTCAGTGAGGTTCCCGACTTCGAGACGTTCTCGAAAGCGTACATGGGCAACCGTTTGTTCGACCACCACTTGCAGTGGCTGGATCTTCTTGAAGGTCGCGACCCTCGGTCGCTCCACCCGAATCAGACTTATATCCCTGGCCACAAGAATCTACTGCTCATCAACACGCCACCTCACCACGCCAAGAGTGAGTTGTTTTGTCAGAACTACGTGACATGGCGGATCGTGCAGGATCCGAACATCCGTGTGCTCTTGGTGTCCGCTTCGGCGGACCGTGCGAAGAAGAACCTGGACGGAATTAAGAACCGTCTCGACAAGGACATGCTTGTCTACAAGCGTCTGAAGGATGACTTTGCTCCGGCCGAAGGCTACAACGGCAACGGCGCCAAGTGGACCTCTGATATGATTCTTGTCAACCCGGACATCCGTCCGCGCAATGTCTCTGGGCACCCTACGGTGCAGGCTCTCGGTATTCGTAAGAAGATCTATGGTGCCCGTGCTGACCTCATCATTCTTGATGACTGTGCCGACCTTGACAACGCTCATGAGTTCCCGAAGCAGATCGAGTGGATTCAGTCCATCATCGGCTCCCGTCTGGAGCCTGGAACCGGCAAGCTGATTATCGTTGGTACTCGTCTTGCTGCACAGGATCTCTACTCGGAGATCCGCAAGCCTGAGTGGTATGTTACTGGGGAGTCTCCGTATACGTATCTGTCCCAGCCTGCTGTGCTGGAAATGACGGAAGATCCAAAGACTTGGAAGACTCTGTGGCCTAAGACTAACGTTGAGCCCATGGGGCTTGAGAAGGTTGAGCCCGATGAGACTGGGCTGTACCCGATGTGGGATGGTCCAGCTCTCGCTGAGAAGCGAAACCAGATGTCCGCTGAAACTTGGTCTCGTGTTTACATGCAGGCACAGATCAGCCAGTCCACTACTTTCACACAGGCGGAGATTGATGGTTGTACCAATGGTGGGCGTCTACCTGGGATCATTGTTCCAGGATTCCCAGGGGTCCGTCCCGAAGGAATGGCAGGCCTTTATGTGGTCGCTGGGCTGGACCCCGCAGCCACCAACTACACCGCTATGGTCGTCGTCGGAGCAGACCTATCAACCGGACGGCGGTACCTTCTCGACGTGTGGAACCAACACGGTGCACTACCTGCCCAAACAGCGGCGGTGATGAAGGAATGGACTCGACGCTACGGCATCAACGAGTGGCGCATTGAGACCAATGCTTACCAGCAGTCTATTATGCAGGACGAAGACCTGCGCACGTGGATGACTACTCGCGGTGTTCGTATGACAGGCCACACGACAGGAAAGAACAAATGGGATACTCAGTGGGGCGTCGCTACCTTGGCAAACTTGTTCAAGGGTTGGGAGCAAGGCACAAACGCCATCGAGTTCCCGTCGAGGCGCAACCACGCTGGAATCCAGAGCCTTGTGGAACAGTTGGTTGCCTGGTACCCTACGGTGACCACAGCGAAGGCACCTGTCCAAGACTGTGTGATGGCTTTGTGGTTCGTAGAGATTCGCTGCCGGGAACTGCTGGACCAACAGGACGGTCTGTCTTTCTGGGATGATGGTTGGCTTTCCGAACGTGATCGTGAAGAACAAGTTGTAATCAATATTGACTGGTATAGTGCTTCGCAGGGCCAATACCGAGAACCTGATATAGCTGAGCCTATCATCAGCAACCCCGCACGATGGTGGGAGTGATACATGGCACTGAGCCCTAACGAAGTGGCTAAGAAGGTCGCCGCTGCACGGCTTCGTATGTATGAGCGAGATATGCGAATGAATCAGGTTCGGGCCGTTCGCGCCTCTGAACTCGATCGTGTAGCCCCCGGACTACTGGCCGATGACTTCCCTAAGCCGATCGTCTCCAACGTTATCAACGTTGCGGCACAGTACAGTTCTGAGCAGATCGGCCAGATGCCGACAGTCTCCTGTACTTCGGGAGTCATGACCAGTGATCGTCAAAAGAAGTATGCTCAGCGTCGTACGCTGATTGCTCACAACTATTTGGAGAACAGTCGTGTCAAGGTCAATATGGTCGAAGCGGCCGACTGGCTCAACACATACAGTTTTCTCCCGATCATTGTGGAGCCCCATTTTGGCGACGCTTACTGCGAGCCAGGCCCTAGGCTGCGTTTCGAAAACCCTTTGGGTTGCTACTACGATCTTGACATCTTTGGTCATACTCGCTGGTTTGCTAAGGTCTACGACTCCGATGTAGATTCGCTCTGTGCGAAATTCCCTCATCTTGCTAGTGCGCTGAGGGCGGGTATGCATGCAGAGTCTAACCAAAAGCTAGAAATGGTTACGTATCATGATGACGATCAGATCGTTACTTACGTGCCCAGCCGGGATAATCTCCAGCTTCTACGTATCGACAACAAGCTGGGGCGCTGTCCCATCTTCATTGCTGAAGCTCCGAAGTTTGACGAACAGTCTCGCGGAGCTTACGATGATGTGATCTGGATTCAGGTTGCTCGTGCTGTGTTCGCACAGTACGGCATGGCAGCAGCTAAGAAGAGCATCAACGCTCCTCTGGTTGTCGGGCCTGATGTGGTCAACATTCCGTTCGGCCGTGATCGTGTAATCCGCTCCACGGATCCTGGTGGCATCAAGTATGTTGCTACTGAAATGTCTCCTGCTGCTTGGCAGCAGGGTGAACTCCTGAACCAGGACATCACTGTTGGTGCTCGATTCCCTGAAGGTGCTACAGGTAAGTCTCCCGGCTCGATCGTAACTGGTCGTGGTATGGAAGAGTTGATGGGCACCATTGACTCCAAGGTTCGAACCTATCAGCTCATTCTGGGCGACACACTTCGCCGCGCAATCGGTGCAGCGTTCGAGATGGATGAGAAGTTCTGGAAGAACACAAGGCGGTTCATTCGTGTCCAAGTTAATGGACAGCAGTTCGAGGAAACTTACGTACCATCTCGTGACATTGCCGGAGTCTACCAGGTTGACGTTACTTATGGTATGGCAGCCGGGATGGACCCCAACAGGGCTCTCGTATTCCTTTTGCAGGCGCGAGGTGACAAGCTCATCAGTAGGGATTTCGCTTTGCGACAGTTGCCTTTCGATATCAACGTTGACCAGGTGATGGAACAGATCGATACCGAAGAGTTGACTGATGCTCTAAAGCAGATGCTGGCTCAAACAGCTATGGCTGTTCCGATGATGGCAGCGCAGGGTCAGGATCCTTCGGACATGCTCAAGAAGTTGGCCAAGGTCATGGATGAGCGTGAGAAGGGCATTCCAGTACACAAGGCGATCCTAGCGGCCTTTGCCCCTGAGACGCCTCCACAGGCGCCTCCTGGCGCCGATCAGATGCCTCCTGGTATGCCTAGTCCTGGCGGACCTCAGGGAGCCCCACAGGGGCCTCCTGGTTCGATGCCTCAGATGCAGCAGGGACCGCCAGATATTCAGCGTCTTCTGGCGGGCCTATCCGGCGGAGGATCACCAACTCTACAAGCTAACGTCATGAGAAAGCTACCGGCAGGCTAAAATGCTAGATCTAGAAACTCTCAAACAGGCGATGATCGCCGAAGATATTAATATTGATGACGAGCGGTTCGTTCGAGCCTTCCGTCATGCTACTAACCCTGGCGGCTGCAAGTACTGCGGTGCCCGGACTCTGGTGGGGGTTCCCACCACTACTAAGATTAAGGGCAAGAACACAGACGTTCTCAAGTCCGCTTGCTGCAACAAGGAGATTATGTAATGGCTGTTGGTGGCGGGCGTCAGTTTGAGCGCCCTAATTTTGCGGATGCTGTTCCGCCAACTCCGCCCCGTCAGGGCGACATGGGTCCCGAAGGAATGGGATCTACCCGAGTTGATGAACACACTTTTGAGTCTGGCAGCGTTCCAGGCAACACAGGTGCAATTGAGTCTAGCTGGTCCGGGCTGATCGACACTTCTGCCCTTGACGGACACAGTATGCACCAGGGAGAGGTTGCCCAGACTTGGGATGGCGGGGGCCTTCGTGGTTTCCGCACCACACCAATCGGTGGGACCTACAACCCCGGCCAGGGCTCCGGCCCTGGCAATCCAGGAACTGAGCGTAGCACTGCTAGCTAAGGAGTAAGCATGGAAGACGAAGAGTTCGTTCCGACGAAGCCAGTTAAGGGCAACGTCTGGGTAATTGTATCTGGGCTTATGGAACTTGCGGCTGGTATCTTCCATGCTTTCTACGACTTCTTTGACACGATGTCCTCTATCGCTGCTCATCGTTATGTGTGGCAAAAGGAACAACGTAAATTTTTTGAAGAGGCATCCAAGGATATAGAGGCGATTACAAGTGCCAGCACCACAGAATCCCGCTGGGGTATCGGGTCCGGGACAACTGAGTAGGCGAACTGATGGTGGACCCGCTCAAGCTCTGCGAGATCTGCCAGACGCGAAATACGGGGAAAACAGCCAGTTCCAGGCTATTCAACAGGGTGCGCCACTATCTGCGTCCCCGAACACGCAGGGATCGTCTAGTCCTGCTGATCCTAATCAGCTACCCCCGAATCCGGCAGCAGGTCAAGTCGTTCCATTTAGCGCTGGTTCGTCTCGACCCACTGAGCCTGTCACGGCTGGTGCAGCTTTGGGTCCTGGTCCTGGTCCTACTGCGCTGGGTTCTTCACCGGTTCAAGTAGAGCAGCAGGATATCGGCAAGATCAGCCGCAGCCTTCCTCTCTTCGAGATGATGGCCAACATGAACGATGCCCTTCCCAGTACTCGTCTTTTTGTTAACCTACTTCGAAGCGGACAACAGTAATGTCTTGGTCTACTCCAATGAACATGATGGCTAACGTTCTTGACAACATCCAACAGGACCCGCAAGCACAGAAGCTTATGCTGGGTATTGGAGTAGCCTATGATACTGTCCGAAGCACTCCAGTCGATCTTTTTTCAAACATTCCGCACTTTGAGTCAGAGGTAGACAACAGTGTCTCAGGCAACGTTTCAAACAGCAGCACCGCTTAGCGGCTCTGTTGGACCTCAGGCAGGTGCAATAGGCCCCGCCGGTGGAGATGTTGCTGGCCCTGGCGGCGCGCTAGATACTAACCAGCAGCTTCAGGCAGACAACCTCGCCGCTATTGCTTCTCAGCAGGAGCAGCAGGCACAGAACCAGCCTGAAGAGCCTAAGAAGGATAAGAGCAAGGGTTGGTCTCTAACCAACCCTTTTCAGGACATCGGCCAGATCTGGCATGATGTTGAGTCACACACTATCGCTCCAGCCTTTCACGCCGCAGGTTGGCTATTCCGCAACCTTGTTCAGCGTCCGTATACTGCTGCCACCATTTATAGTGCGCACAACGAATACGAAGCAAGCCAGGGCCACGCTAACTGGTCTTGGTTCCAGGGATCTCTATGGTCTCAGGCTTGGGATGCTTCAGCCAACATGACTCCCGGACAGGCTACTGTTATTGCTGCTGGGGACCAGCAGCCTATTGGTCCGGTGAAGTTTCAGTTTTCTGAACCAGACAGTACTCGTGTTATTGATCCGCTTGACGCGGCAGCAGCCAAGGCAAAGTTTAAGGATCCTAACGCCCCTAATGCTTGGGGCAACAAGATTGCTTCTGGGCTGTCTGATGCGATCGTAGATTATTATGCAGACCCTACTGTGCATCTTGGTAGGGGCATTAAGGTTCTCAAAAATATTCGCGGAGCCACCATTACACGTGCTGATAGCGAAGCTAAGGCACTGGCTAAAATGAATGCCCCTGCGAGCCAGGCGTTCAACACTTGGGCACTTAATCGTCCTGTTGCGCAGGTAGCAGAACATCCGTTGGTCAAGGGCTCTGGAACCACTCTCAACCCTTATCGCTACCAGATGGCTTCTCTTATTGCTGGAGCCAAGACTCCTGAAGAGATTGGTCTTATCCGTCAGGTAGCAGCAGGTTTGGCATCTGCTACTGCGGATGTAACGCATGCAGCAGCCGGGATCGGAAACGTTCCTACCGCAGCTAAGGCGCTTGATAAACTTGCCCAGTCCGCGCCGAATACCGCAGCGCAGGTATCCAACTTGCTTCTGCCTATTGAAGCGACAGAAAAGTGGGCGCTTACCGCAGCGTCTGATGATGAGAAAGAACAGTGGCTGCGGAACATTTCGCAGACTAAGGCCAACGCAGCGCAGGCGGACATCAATGTCAACGCTGAGCGTGCTCAGCAAATTCTAGATCTTCACAGCGCTATGCGTGGCCGAACTGCTACCAGCGCTATTTCCAACAGGCTGGCTGAGCTTAAGGGCAATCTTAAGTATGCGAACACTCGGGATATTGATGGCGTCGGCTTCTTGCGTAACGCCTTCTATAACTTTCCTGTTCGAATCTATCAGGGACTTACTGATCGTATCGAAGGTGTTATCAACCATCGTGATGACCAAGCTGTCGAGTATGCTCGTACGTGGCTGAACAAGTCTTCAACGCTGACCCCGGATGAGAAGTCCGACTTTATTCAGCGCTATGGTGCTGCTACGCTGGGTAACCGCCAGAGGGTTTGGAATGATGTCGAGAACGAAGTCTACAACAAGGTAGGCGCACGTTTTGGTATTGAGCCTAGCCAGATGCAGAAGATTCTCACCACTACTCGTGCTAAGGGTCAGAACTATCTAGACGCGGCTAAGTCTCGTGCCTACGGCACAGCAAAGCTTCAGTCTGATGAGGAACACGCCCTGTTGCCGTCTCCTGACGATAATGTTATTTTGCACCCCAAGCTGATTACTCAGCTTGAGGCAGGCGCTGTTCCAATGGCTAATCTTACCAGCTTGGAAAATGCGCTTGAGCGCATGGAGCAAACAGGTGTCATGGGCGCTATCCGCAACGCGGGTAGCAATGCTAAGGACACGCTATTCGCTGCGCTGGATCAGGTGTACGGTATCTGGAAGCCAATGAGCCTTATGACAGGCCACCGTGCTTTCAACCACATTGGTGATGATTATCTTCGAAGCATGGCCAAGCTTGGCGCTTTGACTACGATCCAGAACGCCTCTGAAGGCGCTGCTAACTTTCTTCGTAACACCTATGCTCGTGTAACTAACAACACGCTGGTTCGCAATGTTACAGCCACGCACACACGTGCGATGTGGCAGGCAAAGGCAGATTACGAGGGGCTACTAGCGCAGTACAAAACTCAGCGGGCGCTAGGTGTTAACAACATCCCTGAAGATTTTCGTATCACGCCGCTTCAACTACAGGGCTTGAAGAACAAGTACACGGACCTTAAGAATCTGAAGCTTGACTTTATCCAGGATACACACCGCCTTGGCGATAAGACTTTCAAGATCGCAGGCAGTAACACAGAGTGGCCTGAAGCCTTTAATGGACTCAATGGAGAGTGGGCACGAATTTGGACCTCTTCTCACCCTACGTGGGGGTCAATGGTGGACGATGCCGCGCATCGAAACCACTCCGTCTTGACAGCTATCCGGACGCGTAACTTCGGCACTATCTCCGCAAATGATGACGTGGCCAAGCATACGCGAGCCTACGTCCACTATATCCGTAACCAGATGCTTCCTGATCCTGTTGCAAAGCAGATTATCCAGGGTCGAAATCTAACTGATGTTGCAGGTTGGCTGAAGAACACGCCACAGGGTCGTAACCATATGAAGGCTCTCCATATTGGAGATGCTAATGATCATGTCAACACAGTGGCCACTATGGTCAAGACATACTTGCCGGAAGACGGTATGCGCGATGATGCACTTGCAGGTAAGTTTAATGCAGACACCATCGAAAACTACATGCCTACTGCGAGCATGCGACCGGACATCCACGCAGATATCAATCTGTTGGTTCATGGTGGAGATCCCACTGTTAACTTCTTGAAGCGCAACATGGAAACTGTCATGAAGTGGACCGGTGCTATGCCGGACGATATCATGGTTCGTCATCCTATGTTCAACAGCCTTTATAAGAACCGTCTGACTGATAACGTTCAGTCGTGGATGGCCAAGACTGGTGAAACTACAATCAGCCAGAACATGCGGGACTTGCTGATTCGAAACAGCATGACCAGTGCCCGCAAAGACATGCAGGGTATTCTGTACGACGTGTCTCGATTCAACGACATGGGGCACACTCTGCGCTTCATCAGTCCCTTCTTTAATGCATGGTTCAACGCCATGTCTTCCTGGTCCAAACTGTTCATGGAAAATCCTGGCCTGATTGGCCGAACCTACCAGGCTAAGCGAGCCCTGTGGGACTCGCCATTTGCAGTAGACAACACTACTGGGAAGAAGGCTAACCCAGACACTCCTTGGGAGAACACATCTTTTGTGTTGCACATGCCTAAGGGTCTGGCCAGCAAGCTAGGCGGTATGACGGATGTTCCTATCGATGCTAAGACTCTAATCAGTCCTACATACATCGATGCTGTAGGCAATCCCGGCTTTGGTCCTTTGGTAACCATCCCAATGAACCAGATCGTCAAGGACCACCCAACACTGATGAATGATGCTATTGTTCGTGGCATGCTCAACAACATGGTGGATAAAAACAGCATCAATCAGATCATGCCGTCGGGTGCCCGTGACATGGCTTCGCTGTCTCACCTTTTGTTGGGTGATCCAAATGATGCGCCTAAGTACGCCACGAATGTTTGGTCTATCTATCAGGAACAGTACTACGACTATCTGAACGGGCAGCGCTCTGCACCGCCTAATTGGAGTGACGTAGAAACACAAGCCAAGTATCTTACGGTCATGGACATGTTTGTCAACCTCTTGTCTCCTCTTGGTTTCAAGCCAGCACCAGCACACGAGTTCCTTGTGGACGAATACCGTAGAATGCAGGCTGCTGATCCTAAGAATGTTCGTCAGAACTTCTACGATAAGTATGGGCCTGCCGGGATGTTTTTCACGCAGTCTTTGTCTACCAACCCAACAGGCATCACATCGACCGTGGGCGCCTCTGTGGCGGCCAAGAAGTACTCTAGTCTGCTGAGGGACTTCCCAGAGCTGGGAGCCGTTGTGGTTGGTCCTGAAGGCAACGGCAATTTCGATGATATGGCTTATCAGTGGCAAGTTGCCAATGGGCTTCGTCAGCGGCTGACTCCAGAAGAGGCAGCCAAACAGGTTCAGATTAACACAGGCTGGGCTGAGTATGGCAAGGCCCGCGCGGCGATCAATGCACAGGTGCAGGCTCGTGGTGCTTCTTCGCTAAATGATGTGCGTGTTCGTGACTTGAAGGCGCAGCTAAGCCAGTTTGTTGGATCTTTCGGAGACCCCAACAACTCGAACTATAACCCGGATTTCTATGCCGAGTATGGTTCGTTCAATCAGAACGCGTACCAGAACCGCATCAGCGCACTGTTGAAGATTGCTCAGGACCCTGCCCTGCTGTCTAACCCGCTTCGTAGTGATATTCGCTCACTACAGGCGTACTCGCAGCTTCGTGATCAGTATTATGCTGAACTCCAGAAGCGGTCTGTCAAGACTATGGCGTCGGCTGTTAACACGGATATCGCGCAGCGATATGACAAGGACGTTGCTCAGCTTATGCAGGATGACACTAAGTTTGCACAGCTTTACGATCGGTATCTTGCTAAGGATGATTGGAAGGAGCCGGTCTGATGTCGGGCGGAACTGCAAACACAGCACCTTACAACCCTGGCGATGTTGCCCCGGCGGATCCCGGAAACATTAATGCTCCAGCCAACCCAAATCCACAAGCACCAAACGTTATTCAAACTGATCCCAACACAGGTGTTCAATACATTACTGTGGTTGTTGGTGGAAAGCTGATTCAGATCCCCCTGAACACACAGCTTCAGGGGGATACTGTCCTAGAGGGTGGAACTGGTAGCAGTTTTCTTGACGCTTTGTCAGGCAAGCAGCATGCTGGACCTCCGCTAGTCAGCCACCAGCCAACTGGTTTTACAGAACTACAGGTTCCTGGAAGTAAGAATAAGACTTCCGGCACCCCGCTGGTAAACCCACCAGACACCGTTCTAAGTAAGATCAATTCTATCCAGGATTGGTATAAGAACGCTGGTACTCGCCAGCAGATCATCGAACAGATGTATCAGGCTGGTTTGATCACCTCTAAGAAGGCTCCCTCTATCGAGGAAGTCACTATGGCTTGGGGTTTACTTGTTCAGGAAGCTGCCCTACAGTCCAAGGGTGTCGGGAGTATCGGGCTGGTAACTCCTGAAGAGCTGCTGTCACGTGCCGCTCAGAGCGGTTGGAACAACCTTAGCGCAAACCTCTCACCTGCTGATGTTGGCGCCCATGGCACAGGAAATCTCAATAACAGCACTGAGACTAATTCTCAGTCGCAGACTATTTATAAGTCGTATATTGACCCCGCTACTGCGATGGGTACGCTTGCAGACTCTTACTACCGTCTGATGGGCCGAAACCCAACGTCTCAGGAGTATCAGGCGTTCCTGAACACCGTATACGGTTATCAGGACCAGGAAAACACCGGCAAGTTCGAGACCAAAACTAGTGGTCCGAATGTGGGCAATATCGATCCTTCTACAGGTCAGCCGGTGGACTCGTCTGGATCTACAAGTGGTACATCCACTCAAACCAATGTGGTCTCTCAGCGCGGCATTGGCACTCGTGGCGTGCAGTTCCTTGCCGGACAGCAGGCTATCGCCAGCCCCGAAGAGGGCGCCTATCAGGCAGCTACAACTTACTTCAACGCCTTCATCAAGGCTTTGTCCGGACCAGCCGCAGGTATGCAGGCATCTGGGCCTACCACTACCGTCCCGTAATCCAACAACTACGGTTTCTGTGGCGCCTAGTAAGATACCTGAAGTGCCCAAGCCTACTAAGGTTCCAGCAGCGGCTGTGGCTTCTTCGAAGCCGACACCAAAACCAACTCATCATGAACAGCCTAAGGAAATCAAGTCTATGCCTGGCGTAACTGGTTCACAGATTGTTCAGTACCTTATGCAGTTTGTTGGACAGCCCTACGTATGGGGCGGCCAGGCACCTGGTGGCTTTGACTGTTCCGGGTTGATGTGGTATGGTATGCAACATTTCGGGATTAGTATCCCGCGAACCTCTAATGCTCAGATCGCCGCACTGCGAAGCATCCCAACAGATCAGGCACAGATCGGCGATCTGGTTTTCTTCGACAGCGACAATAATGGCCAGAGCGACCATGTGGGTATGTACGCAGGGAACGGTAACGTTCTTGTGGCGGACAACCCCAGTGTTCCTATCCACGTTGTCAACGTTAGCTCTGAATCACGAATTACCGGTGTTGGTCGGGCGCCCGGTGTTATTAATGAAACCACTTGGGATGGTGGTCTTACACACACTGGTAAGGCTGGGAACACCACAATCCATGGTGCGGATATAAATGCGCTCATTCCGAGCGCCCGCCCAATGCTGGACTTGTTCAGTCCTCTAGGTATGGTGTCACCCAACTCGGCTACGCTTAATGAGAACTACGGTCTGGCGGCTTCTTTTATGGAGTCTGATCCAGAGTTGGCGGATCTTTATAGCCAGGCGGTTGCTGGCACCTGGAGCACTGATAAGTTTCAGGCTGCACTACAGGAAACACAGTGGTGGTTGAAAAACTCCGATAGTGCCCGTAAGATGCTTGTGGAGAAGCAGACTAACCCAGCACAGTATCAGCAGGATATCAACAACAAGGTTGTCGAGCTTACGGATTTGGCTAGCAAACTAGGTGTTCATTTGTCTGCCAATGGCATGCAAACTCTGGCGTCTATGTCGCTGGTTATGAATCTCAATGGTGCGCAAATCAACACCTACATGTCAAAGTATCTTGAACTGTCTCAACAGGGACACTTCACCGGATACGCTGGACAGGTCGAGCTTGGTGTACGCGAGTACGCTCGCGAAATGGGTGTTCCGCTTACAGACGATTACGTAAAAAACGCTGTGACTGGTATTGTTGCTGGAGCTGATTCACTACAGGCGCGACGTGCTGACATTCAGACTATCGCAGAAAACACCTTCCCTGCGTATGCAGACCAGATCAAGGAAGGTGTCACGGTCGGCCAGATCGCAGCACCATATCTTGCTACACAGGCAAAGCTGTGGGAGCAAGACCCTAACAAGCTTGATCTGTTTGACCCAACTCTCCGTGCGGCGCTACAGCATACTACTGGTGCGGATGAGAAAAATGTTATGCCTTCACAGCTTCCGCTGTATGATTTTGAAAAGCAGTTGAGGAGCGATCCGAAGTGGTTGAGCACGAAGAATGCTCGGGAATCCATGAGCACTACGGCAAGCCAGGTTTTGTCCGATATGGGTCTTACTGCGCAAAGTGTTGGGAGTGCCCCCCAGAGCAGGCCTGCCGAAATCACGGACAACACACGAGCCAATTTTGGGTCGCTGAGTGGTTCAACCAACTTCCCGACTCTTCAGGGCCAGCAGTTCCAGAACCTCCCTGTTGAACCTACAGCCACTTCTCTTGCGCCGGATACTAGTTTTAAGGTGGGCTGATGGTATACGTTCCACAGCAGTTCGTCCCTTGGGTTGATGAAGCCGCTAACCAGCTTGGAATCCCCAGCGCGATTGTGGCTGCGCAGATCAGCCAGGAATCTGGTTTCAATAATGACTCTGTGGGTCAGTTCGGCGAGCGTGGAATTGTACAGTTTACACCAGATACGTGGAAGGAATATGGTGGGGGTAACGACCCCACTAACTACCAGTATCAGCTTGAGGCGTACGTAAAGTACATGAAGCACCTTCTAGATCTAGAAGGTGGGAATATCCAGATGGCTCTGGCTGCCTACAACGGCGGTCCGGGAAACCCACAGGCAGGCATGAACTATGCCAACACTATTCTTAACAGCGCAGGGTTGCCCAATCTGAAGACCCGCACCACAGATAATTCTGGCGTTAGTTTGGGAAACAGCAACGTATTCAACTATGTGGCAGACAACAACCCGGTCATGTCGCTGGCTATGCTTAAGTCTGAATATCCTCTTGTGGCCGCGCTGGTTTCCAGCGTGCCAGAGCTTAACAACATATACAGTCAGGCCGTAGACGGTACATGGTCTACAGATAAGTTCATTGCAGCGATACAGAATAGCCGCTGGTGGTCAACGCACAGCGACACAGCCCGCCAGGCTTTTGCACTGATGAAGACAGACCCCGCTACTTGGGGTCAGAATATCGATAATCTCGAAGCCACTATGAAGTCTTTGGCGACCCAGTTGGGCGCCAATATTACACCACAACAGGCTCAGCAGTTTGCTGTGGAGGCCATCCAGGGCGGCTACGAGCAGAATCAGGCAGTTCTCAACGAGAAGCTGTCCCAGTTTGTAAAGCCAGTTTCCGGCAACCACTTCGGTGGGACCGCAGGTTCTTATGAAGACCAGATCCGGCAGAGCATGCGGGAGCTTGGTGTTTTCATGCCGGAAGACCAGCTTGATGCTCAGATTCAGCAGATTATCGCGGGTAAGCAGTCTGTCAACGGTGTTACCGGGCAGCTTCGCACTCAAGCAGCTTCGCTGTATCCGGCATACGCCAACCAAATCAATAGCGGTATGAACGTTTCTGATATTGCCTCTCCTTTCATCAGCCGTGCACAGCAGTTGCTGGAGCAGGGTCCTGGACAGATGAACATCCAGTCTCCACTAATCAAGAGTGCTCTTCAGTACACGCAGGATGGGCAGCCTACAGCCATGCCAATGTATGATTTTGAGAAGTCTGTGAGGCAGGATCCTAGGTGGTTGTCTACTAACAACGCTCAGGACCAGTTCATGTCTAACGCCCATAAGATTCTAGTAGACTTTGGATTTGAGTACTGATGGCCCGAGAGAATCCAGGACCGACACCGCTTCCACGTCCAGCGCCTAATATTCCTATCGCCACACCCCCGGGCGGAATAACCGCACCGCCCTACCACACAGGGCCAGTGGGTACCAATCCTGTCCCTCTTGGGCCTGGCAGTCCTCCCTCACTGGAACAGGAACTAGAAGGCCTTCCTGGTGAGGAGCGCGATGCGTATGCAGCACTCAAAACCCTATTCGACACGTATGATCTTGGGTCTTTGGCACCCACTATTCTACGCTATCTACAGAACGGTTTTGGTGCGGACACAATTACCATCCTTCTCCAGCAAACTCCGGAATACAAAGCGCGCTTTGCAGGAAACGAACAGCGCAAGTTGCAGGGCCTACAGGTTCTAACACCTGCTGAGTATTTGTCCACTGAGGCTTCTTATAAGCAGCTTCTTCGACAGAACGGTATCGACCCTCATTTCGATACTCAAAATCAGTTTGCGGAGTGGATCGGCAAAGATGTCTCTCCCAACGAGCTACAGTCACGAGTGAATATGGCTGTACAGGCCAGCACGCAGGCTCCGCCCAGCGTCACACAATATCTGAACAGCTTGGGTATCCACACTGGCGATATCGCTTCGTATTTCTTGAATGACCAGACACCAACACCGCAGCTTCAGCTCAAGCTGAATCAGGCTCAGATTGGTGGTGCTGCTATTCAGAATAATCTTACTGTATCTGCTGCGGATGCTCTACGCTATGCACAGCATGGTGTGTCTTATCAGCAGGCGCAGAGCGCCTATCAGCGCATCGCAGAAATCCTGCCTACGGCTAACCAGCTCAGCTCTATCTATAAGAGCCAGGTTCCAGTTAATCAGAACACTCTTCAGGAAGAGTTCCTTGGTAGCAGTGGGCCTGCTCAACTAGCTCGTGAACGTTTGGGACAGCAGGAACAGGCGGCCTTCTCGGGCGAGTCTGGTGTTAACAAGCAGTCTTTCCAGCAGCAGACTAGCGCTGTTCCTGGATTCTAAGTACTAAATTAGTAGCTACTAGTAGGTAACTAGTAGCTTCTGGGCCTTTGGTGCTAACGGAAGCACACTCGGCTTGCACCCGAGAGGTCAGGGTTCGATTCCCTGTTGGTCCACACCGCGCCGACAAGCCAGCATCGGCAGTGTGTAACACAGTCTGGACATATCCGGTATCCATCAGACAACCCCGGTCTGATGCGGCCTACAAAAGGGAGTAGCACGAAAATGACCGAATGGGACGACAGCCAGAGTGGCGACGGTATCAAGGAACTTCGTAAGAAGTTCAAGGAGCAGGCTAAGCTCATCAAGGAACTTCAGGATGAGCGTGAAAAGTTTCAGCTTCGTGACCGCGATTCCGACGTACGCCAGGCTCTAGCCGACCGAGGTCTTGATCCTCGGGTAGCAAAGTTCTATCCGAAGGACGCACCACTGGATACAACATCCATTGATGCTTGGGTGGACGAGAACAAGGACATCCTTGGTACTCGACAGATTGTCAGCGGGAATACTCCTGACGACAGCACCCTCACTGATTCTGAACGTCGCGGATATCAGGCCATCAACGACATAGCAGCCTATGAGGCTGGTCTGTCCATGGATCTGAAGTCCCGCATGGATAAGATCGAATATGACCCTATGAACCCTGAGAAGGCACAGAACGAACTGTTCGATGTGCTCCGTGAGTTCGAGGGATACCTAAACCAATAGAAACAGGATATAAGTAATGGCTAACGCCTATACCGGCACTTCAGCCGTTGCTGCTCTTGTCCAGACTGCATATGACCGACTGGTCGAATTCCAGCTACGTGCTCAGCCTCTCTTCCGCGAGGTTGCTGACAAGCGTCCTGCTCAGCAGGACAAGCCTGGTTCGTCTGTTGTCTTCAGCATCTACAACGATCTGAGTACTGCTACCAGCACTCTGACCGAGACTGTTGACCCAGACGCCGTGGCGATTGGTAATCCGTCCACTGTGACTGTGACTCTGGCTGAGTACGGCAACGCTGTTCTGCGTACTCGTTTGCTGAACCTATTCAGCTTCTCTGACATTGACCCGGCTATTGCCAACATTGTTGCATTCAACATGGTGGACTCTATTGATGCTGTGGTTCTTAATGTTCTCGTTGGTGGGACCAACATCATCCGTGAACAGGGTGGATCTATGGTCCTCTCTGGTGGTGCTAACGGCTCCATCACTGCTACTGACGTTATCCAGTCTCGTGACGTTCGTGCTGCTGTAACTAAGCTTCGTACGGGCAAGGCCCTTCCTCGCAAGGGAAGCCTTTACTGGGCTGCAATTCACCCCGAGGTTTCCTATGACCTCCGCTCTGAGTCTGGGACTATCGCGGGTTGGCGTGCGCCGCACGTGTACTCTGCGCCGGGCTCTGTTTGGGCTGGTGAAATCGGAAGCTACGAAGGTGCTTACTTCGTCGAGACTCCACGCGCCTTCAACGACACTACCGGATCCAGCTCTACTCGTGTCTTCACCACCCTCTTTGCAGGGCAGCAGGCGCTTGCTGAGGCCTGTTCTGAAGAGTTCCACGTTGTTATCGGCCCTGTCGTTGACAAGCTGATGCGTGCCCGCCCAATCGGCTGGTACGGTGTTGCTGGTTGGAGCATCTACCGTCAGGCCGCTCTGTACCAGGTTCGTACAACTTCGAGCATCCACACTACGTAAGGCTGCTATGTCCACCATCAAGTTCTCCGCATCCAGTTCTTCACCCGCTACAAATTCTATCGCCGTGGCTTTCGGTGGTAGTCCTGCTGTGGGGGACTTGGTGGTGGTCTATCTGTTTGTAGACAACGAGATCATCACTCATCAGCCAGGGTGGGCAAGTGAATTTACAGCAGCACCAAACCCTTGGTTCAAGCTCGAAGGCCTTCGAGCACCCGATAGTTCCACTCTCACAGCGTGGTATCACACCTGGAATGCTTCCGACTCCGGAAGCTCCGCAATCTTCACCTTCGTGGCAGCACCGAGCCTTGGTATCGGAGACAAGGATGTCTCCACAACGAATGCTCTGGCTGTTGCTGTTGTCTTCGACGGAGCCAACTCCACTGCGATTCTGGAACACAACTCCTACGGAAGCGTACAAGACCTAGTGTTGAGTATGTCTACTTCACCGATGAAGAAGGCTGCCAGCCTAAACCTTGTCTGTTCGGTGTCTAACAACTCATTGGGTCCATGGACTAATAGCGATGCAGGCGCCACTCTTGTGCAGCAGACCTCTCTCAATGCTGGCGATGGTCTAACTATGGCTGTGTGGTCTAAGCCGTCCACACCAGTCGGCTATCGCACGACTGTTACACTTATTGAGTTTGATGGGTCTCGTTCTCTTATGGAGGCTTCTACTTCTGTAAGCGACCGCCTTCCACAGCTTTATAACCCTCCGTTCATTGAAGAGGGTCCGGTAAGTGTTAGTAGCCTGCTACTTCGATACAAGCTATTCCGATACTTTACTGTGCTAAACAACTCTGGTGTGTTCAGCGCTAAGCGCTATCTGTCTACTGACGATATAGCTGCTGCCACTCAAGTGTTCGTTAACAACCAGCCGATCACTTCCACAGATCGAACAAATCTTCTAGCCTCCGGTGTCGGGGGAGATTTTCAGGCGGTAACATGATGGCAAAGCCTAACAAGAGTGCACCACTAGGTCAGGGTGGCCGTTTTGCTGCGGTTGCCAAGGCTGCTGGTGGTGGTAAGAAGGGGGCGGCTATTGCAGCCGCTGCGGGCCGTAAAAAGTATGGTGCTGCAAAGATGGCTAAGCTGTCCGCACAGGGCCGCAAGGACGCTTCTAAGGGCAAGTAATGGCCAAGCCTAAGCCAGTCAAGACTGCCAAGCAGATCACACGTGTTAAGAAGGCTGTGCCTAAGGTATCAGCCAAGAAGACGGCTAAGCCGTCTGTACGGCCACCCACCAAGGGAGCCGTTAAGCCTAAGACCACAGGTTCCAAGGAACCACGTAATCCAGCTCCGCGACCAGGAAGTCAGTCAATCCCGTATCAGGGTCCTGGTCCTATGGGACAGGGAGTATTCTAAAATGACTGGTACACCAGGAACCGCACGATTCGGCATTAATCCCGATCAGACGCCAGACCACACCAACGCTTCAGGCGTTTCCCACCTTACTCTTCAGAAGAGTGGCGGGACTTTTACAGAGTCCCACTTCCTATACAACCCGGCTCAGAAGTCTCGTGCCATGGGGACTACTCGCGGGGCTGATCCTGGCCACGACAACACAGATGTTGTTCATCAGGCCAACTATATGTGCAACCACGACGGCTTTGCTGGTGGCAGCAATATTGTGTTGAATCTTGATGAGCGTAAGATTCTAGACAATACTGTTTATGCTATCGGGTGCGAGTGGGCTGATCCAGGAACTGATGAGACTTCGCCTAACGGCTGGGCTCCATCAATGACTCATGGAGCGTTTGACTAAGATGGCCTGTTCTGCTGGTTGCCCCACCCAGGATCATGGGTCTTACGGGGAGTGCATGCGCTCTAAGCGCCAGATGGTGGGCTTCGCCCGTAGCGCCTATGGCGCAGACAAAACTAAAGACAAACTACATGAACGGGAGCTAACCCTCTATCGTGAGCTACGATCACAGGGTATTCAGCCTGATGGTACCGGAATGGCTAAGCTCAAGTTCGCAGAGCGGATGTCTACCGAAAACGGAATGGCCTATGGGCGTGACTTTCAAGTTGCGCCGGACGGCAGAGGAGGATACGACGCCGTATCCAATGAAACGATCAGGGCGGTTACGTCTGAGATCGACAAGTCCAACGACATGCAAGTGATCAGGGAGACAGCTCGTGCCTAGCAGCACTACGACTTCCGTACAGTCTAACGAAACCTTTACTACAGGCGGTTTCGTTTCTCTGGTTACAGGTGTTCTTAACACCTCTTCTTGGAACACTGGTGTAGGAATGAACTACGCCGAAGTTACTACTGAAGTAACTGGTTCACCAGCATCATTTACTATTCTACTTGAGGGCTCCGTGGATGGCGGAGCCAACTGGACAACTATTGCAACCTGCTCAAACACAGCGGGTGAAACACAGTTCACCACTGGGCTGATTCAGTTCACAAGTATCCGTGCACGTTGTACAGCAGTATCTGGCGGCACAGCACCAACAATCAACGTGGTTGTGACAACCTCACAAACACCTTTTCAGAACACTGGTGGTGGGACAAGCCCCAGCCAAAGAGTGGCGGTAGTCGGAGCCGTTGACTCTTCTCAGGTTGTCAACCGCTACCAGAGTCTTACAGCATATGGCACACAAACAGCTCCTACGGCAGCACAGGCTATTGTTGCTCTTGGTGTGTTCGATTTTTACTACAAGGTGGATGTCGTAGTGGGTTTCGGTGCAACTGCCGAGTCTACTGCACTTGATAACTTTCGCCTTAAGATCAATGGCGTTGCGTATGCAACGATCCCTGTTGCCAACGTTGCCAACACTATGTCACAAACTTTCACTTTCTATGTGAATCCTGGCGGGGCGGTTAACCTGGTAGTGGATGCAATTGCCAACGCATCTGCGTCGTCTGTCTACAAGGCAACCATTACAGCTACCCGCCTAACCTAATGCCACCCAACCAAAATACCTTTAAGGGAGAGCCACGATGGCCTCACCCGCACCTTTTACTTTCTTCATGAACGCAGCAGGAACCAATACTGGGGCGATTCTTGACCTTGATACCGGCATTGCCTCTTGGTCTATCCAAGTTGTTGCCAGCACAGGTGTTACTGCTGGTGCAGTTACCGTCCTAGGATCTTTGGATGGCTCCACTTTTACTCCACTGATCAACTCTGTTCAAACAGGCAAGACGGGAACCGCTAGCTCGCTTGCTGCGGGTGTGCTTACTTTCACTGCCGCTGGCAGCGCGGTTATCAGCGGACCTAACGCCGGAAACTCTATTCGATTCCTTCGCGCGGATGTTACCACTCTTCCTGTCGGTGGGACTATTTCCGCAATTGGACTAGGACGCTAACGTGCCAACTCTTTCAGACCTCGTTATTCGTGTTCGTAGGGAGCTTGCTGGGTTCTCTCAGAACCAGCAGCAGTGGACTTATCTTACCGCTAACGCGCTGTCTACGGATACCACACTTACCGTGGCAGATGCCACACAGGTTTCTCGTGGTTTGATTGAAGTAGATGGTCTAGAACTAATGCTGGTTAAGAATGTCAACCAGCAGGTTAACACACTGACCATTGACCCGTTCGCTCGCGGATGGGATGGCACCACAGCCACTTCCCACGCCATCAATGCTAGTGTGGAAAATAACCCGCAGTGGCCGGCTGTCCGAGTGAAGGAAGCTATCAACGATGCGATTCGCTCTGTATATCCAGACCTGTGGGCTGTGGGTACTTTCTCCTTCCCCAAGATTTCCGTAGTTTACGAGTACTCGCTACCCGCGGATGCCGAAGAGATCATCCACGTACAGAATCAGCTTATTGGTCCCTCACATGTGTGGCCGTTCTGCCGCTCGTGGCGCTTTAACGGACAGGCTGACACAGCAACAGGCCAGCTAGGCTCTACAGGAAAGTCTCTGTTCATTGCTGACGATGTGGTTCCTGGTAGGCAGATTCTTGTTACCTACCAGAAGGAGCCCACAGAGCTTGTCAACTTCACTGATGACTTTGCTACTGTCACAGGTCTGCCTGCCACTGTGCAAGACGTTATTGTCTATGCGGCTTGCATGAAGCTTGCTCCGCAGCTTGAAGGACCACGACTAGCTCTTAACGCTGTAGAGGCTTCTGAGCGCGCTCAGTACGTCCAGCCAGGCTCTGCGAGCCGGGTGTCCCAGTGGTTCCGTGAGCTGTATCGTGAACGTCTTGAACAGGAAGCTAGAAAACTTCGTGACCGCTATCCGCGCCCTTCGCACTACGACTTTTAGGATCTTCTATGCCTACTGGCCAGCAGTATGCTACTAATGTTCCGCAGACCACGCTGACTGGTTTGATCAATGCCACTGCAACAGTGATGTCTGTGGCGTCTTCGTCTGGTTGGCCTGCTACACCTTTTACGGCTATTCTGGAGATCGGCACTTCTCTTCAGGAACCAGTAGATGTTACCAACATCACAGGAACCACCTGGACTGTTGTTCGTGCTATTGACAGCACGGTGGGATTCACGCACCAGGTCGGCGCTACAGTCACACACGGTGATATCGGCAGGGACTTTCGTGAGGCTCGCTCACATATCGATGCCTCACAGGCCGTGCACGGCCTTCAGGGCGGATCTTCCGTTGTAGGAACCCTGGATATACAGACGCTAACCAACAAGACGTTCAACGGCGCCAACCTTTCTGGAGCTATTGGTGGTTCTGGAAATATCTTTGTCGGCACTGTTGGTGCTGCGGGTACCGGTGGTTCTGCCAATGGTTTTGTATTCAAGTATGTTAATCCGCTAGTTGGTCCTCCCAACGCCGGTGCCTACAACACCGGTGATATCACATTTGATGTTGCTGGAAACGCTTGGTACAACACAGCAGGCGGGTCTCCAGGCACTTGGGTGCCTCTTGGCGGTGGGCGCAGACTAATCTCTGCACAGGTGCTGGGTAGTTCTGCTGCTTCTGTTACCTTCAGCAGCATTCCCGGACTGTATCGTGATCTAGAACTGGTGATCTCTGCAAAAAGTGATGGCACTACAGCCGCCGGATATGATCCGGCCACTATGCAGTTCAACGGTGTGACAACAGCAAGCTACAACTGGAACTCTATCTTTGCCACACAGGGCGGTTCTCCAACCGCAGCAAGCGCTACATCTGCTACAGCTATGCAGTGTGCAGAAATCTGGAATGCTCACTTCGGATCCAACGGACGCGGTATCTCTACGATTTTGATTCCCAACTACGCAGACACCAACAACGGTAAGATCTTCACATCAAGCTCTTCAGCCACTGATGGTGGCGCTGCTGGTATTATGCAAAACTATACCGGAACGCTTACTGCTAGTACATCCACAGCAGCCATTACCTCTATTAAGATCCTGGCTACTGGCAACTTTGTAGCAGACTCTTCGTTTTTCCTGTACGGCATTTGGTAAGGGAGCGCAGCCGTGGGCCTAACAGTCTTCCAGCAGAACACTAACGGTATTACCCAGCCTTCTCCTGCTGGACTAGCCCCCATCCCTGGACCGTACACTAACCAGTACATTCGAAACGACATCACCTATGACTACGCTATCGGTGGAATTCCTTTCATCTCTGGCGAGTCCATGCGTGGAAGTTATTTCCGCAAGGTGTACGTTCGAAGCTTCTCCCCAATTCGTAAGGACCAGTTCGACAATCAGCAGGTTCCTGGTGAGCAGTCTATTTGGGGCTGGTGGCTAAGGTCGCAAAGTTCCTTCGTTGAAGGGGCCGGAGTTCAGTTTCTAGACACTACAGTAGATCCGACTTTCGGGCAGCGCTACTTTTACTCTGAGAATCTTGACATGTTCTCTACGCCGGGGCAGGTCACCCTTCTCCAGCAAACTGAGCTAGAGACTGGTATCTCTACCACAGGTCCGATAAAACTTCGTAGCGCCTTCAGCGGTCCTGGTGCCACTGCTGGCAAGGATGGTGTACTCGTTCTTGATGTTGGCGCAAAGACACTGAAGTTTTTCAGCACCAACGGTGCTATTGGGACATACACAATGCCTGGCGGTCTTACTGGCCTAGCAAATACGTTGACTGATGACGGCACCAACTACTACTTCGCAGATCAGACGGGTATTTACAAGGGAGCAATTGGCAGCGCTTCTGCTGCCACAAAGCTTTGGAATGTTCCTAGCACCTCCGGCAACTATGTCATCAGTTGGGTTAAGGGCCGCCTTGTGGCGGGCCTTGACAACAATGTCTATGAGCTTGTGGGCGGATCTCCGCCCACTTTGCCAACACCAAAGTTTACCCATCAGAATGCAAGCTACGTCTTCACCGACATTAGTGAAACAGGCACAGCCATTATCGTGTCAGGTAATGCTGGTGGGGCTGTAAGTCAAATTCACAAGTTTACCTTGGACAGTGGCGGTGCTCTGCCGGTTTTGACTTCTGGTACGGTTGCTGCACAGATGCCATTTGGCGAGAAGATTCTCTCCATGTATGCGTATGTTGGAACATACGTGGGTATCGGTACAAACAAGGGCTTCCGTGTCGCACAGACAGATATCAATGGGAACCTATCATATGGTCCTCTTATAGTTCAAGACCCCACTAATGTGGGTGTCAAGGCTATTGCTGGATACGACCGCTTTCTATTCATCGGCAATCAGGGCAACAAGCTAGTTCCGCAGGCTGGGTGGGCAAATCCTTCTGATGCCGCTGTCACTGATGCTCTGATGCGTATCGACCTGTCTCAGCAAACGTCCACGGGCGGGCAGCCTTTCTGCAACGATAGTATGCCCTGGAATCCGCTCGGCGGACCTAACAATTCTGGTGCATTCTACGCGCCTACGGGCTCCGCAGTAAACAGTATTGCTAACATGGGGCAGAGCGGGTTTGTTGCTTGGGCCACTGGAAGCTCTGTCTATACTAATCGTGTGGCATCTAAGATGCCTAGTGGTTTCATGTACACGTCAAAGATCCGTTTCAACACCCTTGAACCCAAGCACTTCAAGTACGTCTATTTGCGCCACCAGAATATTACTGACGGTGGTATTGATATTTCTGGCCAAAACCCTAACATGCAGTTGACGACTATTGCACCTGGCATCGTTGGTTCTAGCGTAGTCGGGGCCACCACTCCGTTCTTCATCAGTGACTTTGGTAACTCGCAAGAGTGGTTCCAGCTAAAGTTCACGCTGCATGCTGGTTCTATTGATACCAACTACAGCCCTATCTTGAATGGTTATCAGCTTCGTGGGCTTCCTGGTGTAAGCCGACAGGTTCTTATTGAAATCCCGTTGCTGTGTTTCGACCACGAGATCGATCGTAACGGAAACCCCGCAGGCACGGATGGCTTTGCTTATCAGCGCCTCAAGGCGCTGGAAGCTCTTACGGCCTCCGGCAACATCGTTCTTCTACAGGACTTGAACTACAACGATAGTAATCTAGTCATCGTAGATGACTATCACTTTGAGCAGCAGTCGCCAGAGTTGGCAAAAACGTCAAGTGCTGGAAACCAAGATTCAAATGCCCACGGGGGCTACATCATTCTTCAGTGTCGAGTTGTCGTATAGGTGGTTGTATGCAGCCAAAGGATGCTCTAGATATCGTTGCATATCTAGTCGGTATCGGCACTACCGTCGTGGTGGTCCGTTCCAACATTAAGAAGCAGACGATCATAGACCTGCAAGCTTTGGTGGAGGTTCTACAGGACAAGATCGAAGTTCTAGAGGGAGACGTTGAGAATCGAGATGTTCGTATCCAGCAGCTTGAGGAGACGGTAAGTGGATACTCCGAGTTGGTTCGAGAAGGATATCTCTCTGGGATCGATCGGCCACCCAGTCGAAACCGTGCAACTGCTACTAAGACTACCAAAAACAGGAGTGCTTAATGAGGACACAATACGTGCGATCCGAGGATGGCAGCGACTTCACGGACTCCCGACCACGGGTGTGGTTGACGCCGTCACAGCGGGAACACTCGGCGAACTTCATTGGGTCTCCGACCCAGAGTCGAACAGCCGACGATATTCGGGCAGCGGAACAGATTGGGTCCGATGGGATGGTTCGAGCGCTGCCCGCACGTTCAATCAGCTACCAGACAACCTTGTCGATGTTGGGAATGGATGACTAACTTGACTGTATTCTATCCTGATTACAGCTCTTTCCAGGGGCAAGCCAATCCTGCTGGTGCTCCTGCTATCGTGGCTAAGGCCACGGAAGGTGACTACTACAAGGATGCTGATTACCAGTGGTACAAGGACCAGGCTGCCAAGCTTGGTGTTCCTTTCTCCGGCTATCACTTTCTCAAAGCTGAGATCAGTCCTGCTGTGCAGGCACAGTACTACTTCAACTTTGCAGGGACAGTTCCGTGCATGCTGGATGTGGAGACTGAGGGATCAAGCAAGCCCACTGTGGACGAAGTGGTCTCCTTCATGGCAGCCCTACACAGGCTTGGCGGGCGTGTCTGGGGCGTTTACTTCCCCCGTTGGTACTGGGGACAGGTCGGCGGGGATCTGGGCCGTCTGACGGCCGCTGGGGCCGTTGTAGTGGCGTCCGAGTATCGATCGTTCGACGAGAACAACTGGCCAGCACCGTACGGCGGTGTGACACCGCCCATCTGGCAGTATACCAGCAGCTACAACCTCAACGGAACACTCGTTGACTACAACGCTTTCAAGGGCACTGCCGCGCAGCTTGCCCAACTAATCAATGGAGATGATATGGATCCGAACACTCCGCTTACTTTTGATCCCCGAATTGCCGGATGGTATCCGGACATCGCTAAGGATGGCGGTGTGTGGACGGGACAGCAGTCCCTGAATGATGTTCTCACATGGATGGCAGGCCGTGTCGGCCACATCATCCACCAGGTAGAGAATCTTCAGAAGACTGTGAACGCGCTACAGACAGGCTCTGGTGCCAGCCCACAGGCTGTTGCTGCTGAGACTCTGGCTGAGCTGAAGGCGAAGCTATAATGCGGCTTCCCAAGTTTTCTATTCACGACCTCTTCGTGGCCGTGTATGTTTTCGTATTTGCGGCTGTTCCACAGCTCGCAATGAGCAATCAGCCAACTAGCCAGATTGCTATCGAATCCGCTATTGCAGCAGGTGTTACTGCTGTCATCAACAAGTTCCACAAGGGGTAACCATGTCCGGTATGGACGACATCAATTTCACTTCCACGGCTGTTCTTACAGCAGCCTACACAGTAACAGCGAATGACTACGTGATCTTCTACGATCCGACTAACGCCTTCGTCATCACGCTTCCGGCTGCAAGTACAGCTCTGAAGGGTCGGCAGTACACGTTCATTCAGACAGTCAGCAACGCGGGTCAGATGACCCTGAAGACTGCGGGTGGCACTATCAACGGTACTGCTGGCGGTACCGGTATTGCTGTTACCGCATCTAAGATCGGTCAGTTTGACGTGTTCTGCGATGGTACCAACTGGTGGGGCGGAAACTCCACGGCTGGACTGCTCTAAGGAGTAGTGATGAACTACTTCTGGTTGACGAGTATGCTAGCGGTAACCGCCGCTTTCTTGTTTTCACCAGGCCTCTGGCCACAGGTCAGTGTCTTCTACTTGATACTGACCAGTCTGTACAGCAAGATCAGTTTCAACAAGGCAGCCAACACTGTCATGGAATAGTAATAGCCCCCTCCGATCGGAGGGGGCTTACTTTTGTTTGTCTAACAGAACAGGTGACAACCATTGGAATGTTCGCCGCAGTGAAGCTTTACACCGTTCTCAGCTTCACCATGAACACCGGCGCGACATCCGGCGCAAGAACAAGAATAACGAACACAGCTCATTTGCGGCACCCCAGATGACAGCCGAAACCATGACTACAGTAGGTGTGTATATCCTGATTCAGGCAACGATCACATTGACAGTAGCAATGTCCTGCATCCTTACAGTTAGCAGCCATAGTGACACCCCAATGCGTGGTTGTAGCAGTGCCGCTTAGTTCCATCTGAGAAAAATCCATGGTCACCATTACCACACAAGCTGCAACAGCAGCCTAGCGGGCGGCACTCTTTAGCAACCATGATGACACCCCGCATCGTGATTGGGCTTATGTGTCCTTCGGCACTCAGAAGAAAAGCACCGACCTTTGTAGTTACACTCGCCTGTAGAGGCGTAGCCGTCTACATGCTCATCAGGTTTGTAGTCCACTTTAGAATATCCTAGACCCGAGTACTTTCTGAATCGCAAAGTTAAGCCGCCCTTTTACACATGGGGTTCCCACAGCAAAACGGTGTCATAAGACACCGTAGACAACGACACTTACAGTGTAGACCAGCCATTGCTTATCCTCCTGTCACAGGTCGACAGAGCCTACCATTGCAATGCTTGTTCTGGTTGCAACGATCGCAACCACATCCGCAACCTACACCCATTGTACTCCTTAATGTTTGTGCGCTCTGAGCCCCATCAAGGAATCGAACCCTGATCTGATGTTTACAAGACACCTGCACTAGCCGTTGTGCTAATAGGGCAAAGCTCCCCACCAAGGTATCGAACCTCATCCTCTGGGTTCAGAGCCCAGCATACTGCCTTTATACGAATGGGGAATTGAATGGCAGGTTCACTAGCGGCCAACCTAGCTTCACCACTCACCGGGGAGTCTGATGGCGCATTCAGTTAGCGTATCCCGACTAGCTTGCTCTCTACAATACCCGGTCATTTGCACACCGATACCACCTTTATTTATACTTCCCGTGGCAGGCGATTCAGGAAGTTGTCAGACATACGGGAGTCGAACCCGCACCATCCACCGTGACAGAGTGGTGCTCTACCGTTAAGCTAATGCCCGAAAACCCAAAGCCAGAGGCAGTGGGTGGTGCTGACATAGCAGGATTCGAACCTGCATCTTGGTGATTAACAGTCACCCGCTTTTCCAGTTAAGCTATACGCCATTGAAGCAAGACCTGTAGGAATCAAACCCACATCATCCGGGTTGGAGCCGGATGCTCTATCATTGAGCTAAGGTCTCAGTACTCGGTGAGAGAATCGAACTCCCGTTGGCTGCGTGTAAAGCAGCAGCCCTTCCATTGGACGAACCGAGCTTGGCATTGGGGACGGGACTTGCACCCGCACTTCGGAGGCCTTCCGCGTTCTACTAACTTCTAACTACCCCGCCGCGTCAGGATGGCAGGATTCGCACCTGCGTTCTCTCGCTTCCAAGGCGAGCGGATTACTAAGCTTTCCCACATCCTGTCGTCAGGCCTAGCCTGACTTTACGGGTTGAATTCGGCGCTTGCAGCATCCTTTCGGCGGTGCTTGCGACTGGCGTGTTATCCCGTACAGCCATCGTACTCCCCGTCAGATTCGAACTGACACCCCGAAGGACTGGTTTCTAAGACCAGCGCGGCTACCAAATTACGCCAGAGGAGCATAGTATAATGAGCCGTTTATTGTCTTGCTCAGGACAATACCCGATTGGATACGGGCTCGCGGAAACTGAAGGAATCGAACCCTCTACGGTGTTACCCGATGACTGTTTTCTAGACAGCTTGCCACCATTGGCCTAGCTTCCATTTCCATTGTACCTCACCCCGGAATTGAACCGAGTTCTTCTGTTTGGAAGACAGACGTCATAGCCGTTATGACCAGTAAGGCATTAAATCGACAAGGTGGTCATACAGCGGCCGACATGACTCTTAGCGCTAGCAGCATATACCCACTGCGTGGGTACCTTGTCCATCTGTGGGCGGGTTGGAGTCGAACCAACTATGCGTTCATCTAGCCGTGCCAATTACGGCCGACCTCAAATCCCTAGTTCCGAACTTGTCACACCCCGGCAGATGATCAGTCCGCCTTCGGGGAGACAGGGAGCGACC